TAATCATCCAAAAGGAATGGCCGCTCAAAATGAAGTGGAAAAAGAAATCGATGCAGCTAAAGCAAAAGTTCGGGATAGGTCTGGTATGCCTGATGTTCTCGATGGGATGTAGTCTTCCTTTGGTCGAATTAATACCACCTGTATTTAATTTCGCTTTAGGATTTTACGACCATAATGACTACTATTCCAAAGAATGTCTATGGTATGACGAGATTAAGCTTAATGATGATACGAAGAAGTGGTTACTAGAAAGTAACCCACCAGAAATTGTATCTGAAGATCTGTCTAAAGTCAGTAGAAACAATGACATATACAGAGAAGTATGTAAAGAGCACAAAAGTATGGTTGATAAAATGAAAGATAAAGCAGACAGAGTACTAGATAAAACCTTGATGGCAACCGAGGAAGAATGATTTACTACAAAAGAAAAAAGAAAAAGAAACCTCCAATAAGATATTGAAAATGAAAATATTCCTTTGGGTTATTGGAACTGCAGTGGCTATCTGCATTGGGCTAGGTATTATCTACATTGCAGCTATGTCAAGAATTCACTGAAATTTACTATTTACCCACTTGTAGAATACATATAAGCCCATTAGCATTAGTATATAAATAATACCGTCAAACCAGGGGATTTCATTTAAGAAATCTGCTGTATCTCCAGATAGTTCTCCAATCATAATCTCTCCTTAAGAATAGAGCCAAACTACACCAGCAGTCTTAGTAGCATCTACGTCTACGTGTATAAAAGTCTTAGCTATACCTACCCTATCAAATATTGGCATAATAGCATTTAGCAGCTCATAGCGTTGTGCAGAGCCGCTATATTTTAAATCAGCTGCCCAACCTCCTATATGGCTAGATGTAGGAGTAGCGGCTATATCATAATTATGGTGCTCACATCTAACTCCGCTATTTATAGTAATTGATCTATTTAGGACATCTCTAACTAACTGCACTTTCATTGCTAGTTCTTCCTTAATATCGTCTTTTCCACATCCACATCTGCAGGCGTATTCTGCTCTATTAAAATTAGCTGTTAGATCTCCCATTTGTTCTATCTCCTTGATTTACTTGGTTTTTAAAGGGGTTATAGGCTTTAAATTTAACAACTCGTCTAGCTGTAATAATTGCTGGTTCACCTGTTTTAGGATTACGCCCATCTCGTTTAGCTTTATCTCTAGTAATAAACCTACCAAAACCACGAATGGTTACTTTTCCGTCTTTAACAATTCCATGTTTAATACAATCTAAAACGGTTGATGTATAATCTTCTACTTCACTTTGCGTAGTATCTAATGCTTTAGCAATATTATTTGTTAGTTCTACTCTAGTCATTTGGTCTCCTTTTCTGATAACATATTAATTCCTTTTGTATTAAACACTAATTATAGTATATTTAATATTATGAATGAAACGAAATTTCTATTCAGTGACGCAGAATTCTTAGGTATTGTTAATATAATTTTAAAAGTGGATACCGATTGGGAAGATGAGGAATATAAACCAATAACTAGTATGGACGACAATTTTAATATTCAAGGGTTAGATAGCCTAAGTGTTATGATGTTCTTTATTTGGGTATCTGATTTTTTTGGTATTTCTGAAGAGAAATTTCAAGAGCTTTCAGACCAAAAGAATTTTACTATTAGAACTTTAAAAGATTTTATAAGTAAAGAAGCTACTAAAACTTTCACATATGATGATGCTTTAGCATATAGTAAAAAATCATTTAAAGTAGACGAAGATTTGTTTTATGATAGTTATATGAAACAGGGCGGAAATCCTCCCAAGGGGTGGAAAAAATCTGATAAAAAGGACCAATAATACATAATATGTTACTGACTCATACTAATTCTGTTTACTCAGAAGAGTTAACTTTATTAGATCATATCCCATATCCTCAGTATGTTCATCAAGTTGGAGATGGTGGAGGCGAGTTAGTTGCAAAAGGAATTAAACTAGTAACTGGAATATTGATTAACCATGTCTTACGAGGTAAACATGGAGCTACTTCTGGGACTCGGGATTATATTAAAAAATTATTAACTATTCCTACTCGTAAAGTAGGGTTAATATTAGCTTCAGGCAGTAATTGCTGGATGGGAGCTACAACATGGATTCCTAAGACTGATCAGTATCCGGTATATAAATTAGCACCTATGGCAGTTACTCAAGTATATGCTGGATATGTAGCCAGTCAATTAGGATCTTTTGATTATGTAGCAACAGATAGTGTAAGCTGTATTAGTGGGCATTCCGCTTGGAATACTGCTTCTACTCTATTGCAGTCAGAGCGTCTTGATGCAATTGTAGTTATTTCAGTAGATAATGGGCTTTCAGAAGAATACTTGCATGTATTTGGCGAGCATAAATTAAGTAAATCAGTTAATGAAGAAGATAACCCAGACATTATTAAATTTCACTTAGGAGAAGCATGCAATATATCAGTATTTGAAAGTGAAGCATGTAATCGCAATACAAACAATGAGATATTAGCAGTAATTAAAGATATACATATAGCAGCGGAACACCATGTGTCCCCATTAGGTATCTCGTGTGAAGGTATTGGATATGAAAAAGTAATGACTAGAGTTAATACGGATAATATTGATTTTATAAAAACCCACAGTACTTTTTCAGATGATAATGATATAGAGAACAAGCTAATTAAAGATATATTTGGGGATATTAGAACAGTTAACTATAAATTACGTATTGGCCATACTATGGGAGCATCGACTGCTGTAGAAACAGCGCTAGCAGTACAGGAAGAATCGGGTACATTTCTTAGTTTAGGGGCAGGAATGGGTAATGTATTTTCATCTGCTGTAGTGGAGATATTATGATATTTACACATGCTAGTATGATACAAGAAGGAGAATCTGCTTTATTTTATAGATTTAACCGTCCTTTAAATGGTTATATGATAGCAGGAGTATTTATTGCTCCTAATCTGACAGCTAAGTTAAATTTTGTTAAGGTATGGAAATACTTCGTATCGGAAATAGTACAAGCAGATGATATATATGCCTCTATTCCTTTAGGAGTAACAAGTTCTATGTTTGAGAACTATATGAATTATCATGATACAATAGATGGCTTTAAGATATATAAGGTTGATAAATTTCTTAAAAAGCAATACAGTAGCTACGATAAACATAAAGAACAAGCTGGGAGCACCACATGAGCCATGAAGACGACCCTAATTTAGATACAACTGAAACAGATGCTTCTACATTAGTTCCTGATTGGAAAAATCCCCCTAGTCTTGCTGAACTTAAACAAGATCATGAATCTGCTCAAGTAGCTCATCAAGTTCATGTTGATGAAGTAGATAATTGGATTAGAGTTCTTAATGGGGAACAAACCATTAATAATAAAAAAGGTCGATCTAAGCTAGTTCCTAAATTAGCTAGAAGACAAGCAGAATGGAGATATGCTGCTTTATCAGAACCATTTCTTTCTACAGACGATTTATTTAATACTTCACCACAAACATATGAAGATAAAGAATACGCAGTACAAAATGGTATGTTACTTAATTACCAGCTTAACTGTCGTATGGATAAAGTTAATTTTATAGATGAATACGTTAGAACAGCTGTAGACGAAGGTACTGCAGTAGTACGTGTTGGTTGGGAATTTGAAGAAGATAAGCGTAAGGTCTGGAAAGACGTTATGGAACTTCAGCCAGTAATGGATCCTAATACTGGTCAACCAGTTGTAGATCCTAATACTGGTCAACCAGCAATGCAGGAAGTAAAGGTTGGACAGACATCTAAAATAAAGACTGTTACTGTTAAAAACCAGCCTGTTTTAACAGTATGCGACTATAACAATTTAATATTAGATCCTACTTGTGAAGGAGATATAGAAAAGGCTAATTTTGCTGTATATAGTTTTGAAACATCACTATCTGAACTTAAAAAAGATGGACGGTACAAAAATCTTGATGATATCAATTTTGAGAGTGCTTCAGTATTAGCGGAACCTGATCATGCAATTAATACAGACGATAGTTCTTTTACCTTTAAAGATAAGGCTCGTAAGAAAGTTATTGCTAGAGAATACTGGGGGTATTGGGATATAGACGATACTGGAGAGGTTAAACCTTTCGTGGCTACCTGGGTAGGCGATACTTTTATTAGGATGGAAGAAAATCCTTACCCAGATAAAAAACTTCCTTTTGTATTAGTTCAGTATCTTCCTCGCCGTAAAAATATTTATGGAGAACCTGACGCATCTCTTATTGAAGATAATCAAAAGATTGTAGGTGCTGTAACTAGAGGAATTATAGATATTATAGGGCGTAGTGCTAATGGACAACAAGGAGTTAGAAAAGATGCTTTAGATGTTACTAATGCTCGTAAATTTGAACGAGGTGATGACTATAAATTTAATGCTAACGTAGATCCAAGACAAGCATTTCATATGGAAGTATACCCAGAGATTCCTAGATCTGCATTAGAAGTACTTAACATGCAGAATAATGATGCTGAAGCTTTAACAGGTGTTAAAGCATTTACTCAAGGTATTTCAGGTCAAGCATTAGGAGCTACAGCTACTGGTATTAGATCAGCACTTGATGCTACATCTAAACGAGAATTAGGAATTCTACGTAGACTTTCTAATGGCTTAAATCAAATTGGTCGTAAAGTTATCTCAATGAATGCGGAATTTTTAGAAGACGAGGAAATTATTAGAATTACTAATGAAGAATTTGTAGCTATTAATCGTAATGATTTAGGAGGGAAATATGATATCAAGCTTAATATTTCTACTGCTGAAGCTGATGAACAAAAAGGTAGTGAACTAGCATTTATGTTACAAACTATGGGTAATACTATGCCACCTGAAATGAGTCAGATGATATTAGCTGATATCGCCAAATTACGTAAGATGCCTGACCTGGCTAAACGTATTGAAGAATACCAACCACAACCTGATCCACTCGTCCAACAAAAAGCTCAATTAGACCTTGCATTATTACAAGCACAAATTGCTAATGAAACTGCTAAGGGCCGAGAGAATGAAGTGGATGTACAACTTAAAACTGCGAAAACTCAAACAGAGCAAGCTAAGGCTAGAGGGATGCATAGTTCTTCTGACCTTAGTGATCTTGATTTTGTTGAGAAAGAATCCGGAGTCGGAGCTGCCCAAAAAGAAGCAGAGTCTGATCGTAAGCATGCCCAAAACATGGAAGCTAAAGAACACGACAGGCTATCTAAACTAGATCAAGATGCTTTAACTTCACTATCTAAATAAAGGACTTTTATGACTGATCTAGAACAAGTTGAAATCCAAATTGACATGGCTAATAAATTACGAAAATTACGAGATAACTGTGTTAAGTTAACAGCTAGCGAACCCTGGAAAGATGTTATTGACACGGGTTATTTCAAAGAAGAAGCGGCTAGGTTAGTCATGGCCAAAAGTTCTAATCTTAATGCTGAACAAATGGAATTAATTGATCGCATGCAATATGGTGTTGGAGCTTTAGCTAATTTTATTGAATCAGTTATGAGACGTGGTGCTGAAATGGACCAAGCTTTAAATGAACATGAAGAAACTCGAGAAGAAATTTTAGCTGAGGAGGTTAAAGTATGACTCAATCTTCCTTAGGTTTATCTGACGCAGCATTTTTAGAAAAAGATCCTGAAGATTTTTTAGCTGAAGAAGAAAAGCCAGTTGAACAAGAAGTTGAATCATCAGATAAAATTGATGAAGATAAGATTGCTACCTCTGAAGAAGAGGTAAGTGAAGCACAGGAGCAAACTGAAGAGGAAACTACTACTGAAGAAGTAAGCCAACCAGAAGGGGATACCCAGACGGAGCCTGAACCTTCCACTGATAGTGATACTACAGAATCTCTTGATACTAGTAAGACAGACTCGCCTGATACAAAGGGGGATACTCCGGAAACTAAAGAGTTTGATTACGAAAGTGCTTATAAAAAGGTATCTGAACCTTTCAGAGCCAATGGCATAGATATTAAGGTTGATGATCCAGAAGACATTGTGCGTCTCATGCAAATGGGCGCTAATTATCAGAAAAAGATGTCGCAGTTAAAGCCTCATCTAAAGATAATTAAAATGTTAGAAAATAACGATCTGTTAAAACCAGAGCAGTTAAATAATCTAATAGATGTCTTTAAGAAAGACCCGAAAGCTATAGCTAAGCTTGTTAAAGAAAGTTCTTTAGACCCCTTGGATATTGACAAAGATGCGCCTTCAGACTATGAACCTAATGATTACTCTGTTTCAGACGGGGAAATCGAATTAGATCAAGTTCTTGAAGATATCAAAGACACTGATACGTTTAATAGGACTATTAATGTTTTAACTAAATCTTGGGACGCTGCAAGTAAACAAACGATTTCTGAGCATCCTGAAATTATTAGAGTTATTAATAGTCATATGGCTAACGGAGTCTTTGATAAAGTTGATGCGGTACTACAACGGGATAAAGCCTTAGGCAAAACAGAGGGTTTACCTGATGTAGAAGCGTATAAACAAATCGCTGATTATATGTTTAAAAACGGCGAACTTCACACAAATAGTCCTGAAGACAAGTCTAAAGTATCAAGTAAGATGGTAGAAGTACAAGAACAAGCGAATGCTGATCGTAATAAAAAACGAAAAGCAGTAGCTCCGGTTAAGCAGACTACTACTAAAAAAGCTCCAGCTGAGGAAGATTTTTTAGGTCTGTCAGATGAAGATTTTATGAAGAAGTATGCTGTCCGGTAATTTATCACTATTTAAATAGGAGCCTTGCAGAAAATGGCTTTATCAACTGCGAATGCTTATAAGTCTCCTTCTAGTACTGCTAGTGGGACAGAGTCGGGAATAGGCCCTCAAGCCATTACTGACTATTATTTTAAAAAGGCCCTTATAGCTGTTCGGGATCACCAGTATTTCATGCCTTTGGCTGATGTACGTGCGATGCCTAAGCATATGGGTAAGAAAATCAAGCAAGATGTTTATGTTCCATTGCTTGATGTATTAAACACCGGTGACCAAGGACTCGATGCTGCTGAAGCTGCTTATCAAGTAGCAGGTACATGGACTGCTTGGAATTCTTCTGGTGTGCGGACTTCTTATGCTGAAGCCAATGAAACAGATGCTATAACTGCAGCAGGTGCTAACGGCGATGTTGCATTGAATGATCAGAATCTTTATGGTTCACAAAAAGATACTGGTGCTATTTTAAATAAAATCCCAACCCTCCGTGAACACGGTGGTCGGGTTAACCGAGTTGGTTTCACACGTACTCAAGTTGAAGGTGAACTTCTTA